GCAGCGACGCCAGCTCTGCAAGGTCACTACGCTGCCATGCCGGGTATCCTCCACGGCGGGTGGGGTTCCGTGATGATTGGCCTCCTGCCATTCCGCGAAATCTCGCTGCCACTCACGAGGCGCTATCGCGCTAGCCACATGTTCGGCGTCATGTTCGCCCGCGATCTGTATTTTGGTGTCAGTCAAGACCACATAGCGTTGATCATGTCCCCTGGCCTGGGCCAACAAGAAGTCGAGATTGTCAGCACTGTCCGCCAGACTCTGTGTCTCAAACGTGAACAGCGCCAGTTGATCCGCTTCGCGATTGCGTCCATCCTGTCGCCAGGCATAGGGATCTCTGCGATGGGTACGGTTACCTAGGCGACGGCGTGCGCCTGATACTTCGTAAATGTGTTGGTACCTCAGCATGCGCGGATCCTTTCGATCACATCATGGGCTTCCTGCATGTCGCCTAGTTCTTCCTGGTCGATGGCCGCCAAGAGCATGAGCTGTATCACGACGTAGGCCTGGCGGGCCACTGACCTGGGCAGGCTCTGCACGAATTCTGTAAGCTGGGCTTGATCTTCGATCTCCCAGATGCGCTGGGCCAGGTTTTGTTGCATGGGCGTAAGCCCCTCAAGACTGATCATGTGCCTGCTCCTTTTCTACGCGATCGATTTCTTCGGTGAGTATCTGATTTACCAACTGATTCAAGGTGATGTCTTGATCATGCGCCCGGCGCATGAGAGCATACCACTCTTGATCGGTAAGATGCACGGGCAGATCCACTCTGTTGTCTGGTTTACTCATAAGGCCTCCTGTGTTTGGGTTGGCGTTGATAATCCATGGCAGAGCGATGGCGCGCCGGCCGGTTGCGATTGTTCTTGGCCACCCAGTTGCGTTGTCGTATCTCGTGTTTTATCTTGATCATGTCAATCTATCACTATGTCTGCTATCTGTCCATCGCGGAAAATGTAATAAAAATCCAACCATGAAAATCCCCTGCGTACCGAGGCCCAGACACAGCCATTGCCCGGCTGCAATCGAAAGTCATGATAACCTTTGTGCATGAGATCGTGTTGCACCAGTATTACCTCAAATTCATTCATGCTGTGATCCATTCTATTTCTCCGCTGGTCTCTATGTGTTCGAAACCATCGTATTCTAACACGCGAAACTGGGTGCCTACCGGCAACCATCTCACCTCGAGTTCTTCTAGGCCGCCTAGATATGCATCAGGATACTTGACCAGGGCGATGGCGCGAGCCTTGTCTTGCCAATCTGCGGCACGCTGATCTACGATGTCCGCGATTTGTGGATCGAACATAATGCTCAGCCGCATGGTGGCACTTTGGTGACACCATGTCGACCAACCGGCACCATGGCCTGGTGAATACAGCACGGCTACCTGACCATCGCGGATCAGTCGTTCCACTCTACTGCTCCATTGGATCATTTAGGGGCAAGATCCATCGCCCGTGTTCGTCGCGCGGTGCCAGTCGCACATCGGCTTTTCGACCAGCTGCCAGCTCTTGCTGGACCAGCCAATCGCGGGTCTCGCGATTTTGCACCAAGAGATCATTCACGTACCAATATTCTAGTGTCATGCCGCTTGCCTTTCGCGCACATCGGTATTCAAATTAGGTCGCAGTTCGCGGATCAGGGCGCGCTCTACAGAATGTGCCTCGCGTTTGCCACGTACCACGGCCACGATGCCATAAGCGAAAGCACCAGGTCCGCGCTCACGCAGGGCTTCGTACAGGGCCCAGGATTTGTCTTCGGTGCGGCTGCGATACAGATGCTTGTTCATGCGTGTCCGCACCGACTTCAGTACAGTAGACTCTGTCTTGGCAGTGACTCCAATGTAGAAGTCCGTGCCCGACATGATCTTGTAGATGATGTGAGTGCGATCTGTGCGCTTCTTGCGTGGCTGTTTTTTAGTTTCCATACTGCTATTATATGCGAAATGGGTTTTTTGGTCAAATCGCCGGGTCAGTGCGCACTAACCTGTAAGTTAGCGTGTACTTACTGACTGTCTCTGCGGCTCATGAGCTGGATCCAGCGTACCACATCGCCGTGCAGATTGGCCATCACAGCATCGCGACTGCCAAACAGCACCAGATCTCTAGCTTTCTGATCAATATAATACGGCGTTTCTAATTTTTGGTCAAGTTCTAGGATGTTGTTTAGGCTCAGCCGTGGCACGTCAATGCGCCAGTGCTCCAGCTCCAAGATTTCGGTCATCACAGTAAAACCGGCCCGGCTCAGCCTGAAGCCACCGCGCCGGCGCGGATTCATCCACCAGGTGTGCCAGGCCTGTTCAAACGGTATTTGATGCTGTTGAGGCAGTTGTTCTATAGCTCGGCGAGTCAGCAGCTCGCGCGGGGTCATGGGGCGGGATAGATGGTTTTGCCCTCGCGCAAGAGCACCACTGTAAATTTGTCAGTGCGGAACTGTGCATTGAGTTTGCGGGCAAGATTGATGGCATGCCCCGGATTGCTGAAACTGCTTTTTTTATACTTGGGGCCGGGAAACTGTTGTAGGAGATTACCGGTCTTTAGATTGATGGGATTACCGTTGAAGTACACGGCCCAGATGCCCTCGCTGGCCAGAACCTGCTCGGTACGATAGGTGGCTTTGTCAGTGATTTCGATCAGTACTTCGGGTTTGGGTCTTGACACCATGATCTCCAAATATCAGCATATTATTTAGCCGATAAACGGAAACTAAAATGAACCGCCTTGAATCTCGATTTCAGTGGTCTTGGATTCGGTACTGGTGGTATTCTGTTGTAAAACCAACAACAGTTTGGTGATGTCGGCATGTAGATCCTTGGCATCTTGCAGGCTGATCACCATGTCGCGTTGACCGCGGCTTTCGGCTGCCTTGATGCGATCGATAAAACGAGTGATGTGCATGCTCATTGCGCATGATCCTGGTGGCGAAACGGTCCACGATAACGATAGCGTTGCAAGGTAATGAGTTTTGGGCTCTGTACTAGATTCCAGCGCCGTGATTGCCATATTAGATACCAGCCCGCAGCATACCAGCTTTTGCTCTTGGCTTCCTTGGTAAACAGTGGTAGACCTTGCTGTACCTGATACATAGCATTGTAGGCTCGACAGCCAGCAGGAAATCCATAAACCGAATTAGGGTCATCACGTCGCACACGGTCTAGATTTTCAAATTCGACTTTCATGTGCTGACGGACCATGCGGATGGTTTTGAATTGTTGCACATTGTCTTGTACCTTGACTTGGAAACCATTGTCTATGGCCTGGATGTTACCAACCTTCTCGTCGCCTCGTTTCAAGATCCAATAACGATTGGCCACTACTGGTTTAGCAGTTATCACCATCTAACACTCCTTGATAGGTTTGGTTCAGCCATTGGCTGTATTGTTCAGCATTTTCGCTGATCTTGACCAGTTCGTGTCGCCCACAAAATTTCATGAATCTGATGCCTACCTGTCCGATGTCTCGATGGCTGATCTGTTCACGTATGCTGGTGTCGACCTTGAGCTTGATATTATCAGGCTGTGCGCGTAGATCAATGATGGCACGATTGCGTTGATAGTCATCTAGCACACGATGCTCTTCGCCGTTGTGATCGGTCCAACGTTGCAACATGAGATTGTTCCAGGCATAGCCGCGCGAATTTCGATCCTCAAAGGCCTCTTGCAGTCCCACCTTGTTGCGTGTGCCACGAGTGCGCACACCAGGATAGGCCGAAAATACATTGTCCGACGTGTCGCCACGCATGCATTTTTCGAACAACAACCACTCAGGATCGGGCACAGTCTTGGGTTGTTTGGTTTTTTTGTCAATGACCTCGCGGCCCTTGGCATCAAAAATACCCCGCACTGTGATCAGCTCGTCGGTAATTCCATTGTACTGATCTACGTTGTCAGCAAGCAGTTGCACGAAATCAGTGTCACTAGAAACTATTACATGATGGTCGCCAGGGTGCAGATCAATGAATCTCGCGATGATATCATCGGCTTCGGCCTCGGGATGACGTATCACTGAACAGTTGGTACTGGTGTTCAAGAATTGAGTGAATGCATCATAGGTTTCCCAGAACAAGCGATCTTCCTCTTGTTCGCTCTCGGTCAATGCCGCCCGGGCAACCGCACGATTGCGCTTGTAGGGCTCATAAAAGTCTTTGCGCCAGCTCCGTCCCTCTAAAGCAAACACCACATGATCAGCCCGGAATTTTTTCGCCACTTTGTTAATGGCACTGAGCGTGATATGCAAGGCGTATCCAACTTTTTCTTCGGTGGTAGCAGCGCGAAAAGCTACGTGACGAGCACGGAAGAACATGTTAGCAGTATCAATGAGGACATAGTTCATGTTGGATCCATGGATGATATCGAGTACATAGTGTAACACATCACACGATCAAACGCGACCAATTTTTTGTCCAAAACTAACTGACCTCGCTGCGACCATCTCCTAGATCGCGCACTTTATGGTAGCGTGCGGGATTTTGAGCCTGTTCCTGTTCCCAGGTCTCTAGCACCACGTGCCGGCAAACATTCTGGAACCAACGATCCACGATGACATTTTCGGGCTCGTTTGGCTGCATTTGATATCCGGCTCGTACAAGATTGGCTACGAATTTGGCGTTCCAATCTAGTTCAAACGCGCCCTGATGTAGATTTTCAGGATCAAGATCCATGTTCACTATAGTGACGTAGGGTTCTCCGCGTTCAGTGGCCAAGTCCTTGGCAGATTTTTTTACCTTTTCGGGTTTTTCTTTAGATTCTGCCGATTTGGCTGTTTTTTTCATGAATCGGTCAAACAGGCCCATGCTGTCTCCTAGAATAAATCTGTGGTTTCCCACGGCAACCAGTGTTTGCCAAAGTGTCCGTAGTTGGTGGTCTCGCTGTAAATGGGACGGAACAAGTTAAACCGGTCAATGATACCACTGGGCGTGAGATCCACATTGCGCATTATGTAGTTTAACAACATATGATTGTCACCGTCGCTGTCAACGCGTAGGCTCATTGGCTCTTGTACTCCAATAGCATAGCTGATCTGGATAGTGGCGCGAGTGGCATGACCAGCTGCCACGATGTTCTTGGCTAACCAACGACAGAGATAAGCAGCACTACGATCCACTTTGGTGGGATCTTTACCGGAAAAAGCTCCACCACCGTGTGGGCAAGCTCCTCCATAAGTGTCTACGATGATTTTCCTGCCAGTGAGTCCAGTATCACCATCGGGCCCGCCTATCACGAATCTACCCGTAGGATTGATCAAGATGTCAGTGTCATCGTTCACTAAATCACCCAGCTCGTCATATATGATACCGGTGACCAGGCTGCAAATCACTTGTTGTTCTACGTGTTCGGCATGCTGTGTACTCACGACTATCTTGGTAGCACGCTGTGGTTGATGACAATGGTCGTATTCAAGGGTTACCTGGCACTTGGCATCAGGACGTAACCAATCCACTGTACCTTCTTTGCGCATCTGTGCCAATCTACTCATGATCTTGTGACTGTAAAAGATAGCAGCCGGCATTAAATCTGGTGTTTCATTACAGGCGAATCCAAACATTAGGCCTTGATCGCCAGCACCGAATCCATCTGTGCCCAGCGCAATATCTGCGCTTTGGGCATGCATGAGATTGGTAACTTTGAGTGTACGCCAATCAAATCCGGCCTGTTCGTAACCAATCCTGCGTATGGCTCGACGCACTGCACTGTCTACTTCATCTGGATGCAGCACACCTTTGTATTCACCAGCCACAACCACAGTGTCCGTGGTAACCAAGGTTTCACATGCACAACGCAAGCGTGGGTCTTCAAAGTTCATCAATAGATCCAAGACAGCGTCGCTGATAGCGTCGGCTACTTTGTCAGGATGTCCCTCACTCACTGATTCACTGGTAAAAAGATACGTCATCTGGATTATGTTCCCCACTCGTTGCGCCAGATATCTACCTGCAGGCGCGGGCTGTAGCGCCAGCCACGCTCCATGGCCAGGCGCGCCACTTCCTGTGTGTTGAGATTGTACACCTGCGGCACACCACCTGCCGGCATGAGATACACTGGTCCACCAAAGCCGGCTGCGCGATATTCTGTGACAGCACGCTCGGCATCTTCCACGTCTTCACGGGTGGCCACAACAAACTTGAGATAGGTATAGCCCACCATCTCATAACTCTTTACCACCTTGGGATTGATCGCCGTGTCCCACGACTCGCCCGAGCAAGGCAGTTTGGGACTCACAGAGAACGTGAGTCGATCATAGTCTCTACCGTGCCGGGTGAAGTCCTGGAAAAAATAGTCTCGCACTTCTGGATACAGTTCCTGGCTGCCGTTGGTCTCGATGGTGACATCGCGCAGGCCCTGCTGTCGCAACAGTGTGAGCAGGGTAGGATACAGTTGCTGATAGCCCAGGAACGGTTCGCCTCCTGTGATGATGAAATGTATCTGATCGCTGAAGTTTTGATCCCAGGTACCACAGGGCAACAGAGCATGGATCTCGTCCGCGATGGTGTACACATCGGCTTGCCGGTTGAAACGCTTGAACTCAGGATAGATCGATGCATAGGTGTCACAACCTGTGGTGACGAGGGGTAGGTCCTTGAACTCTCGGTATCGGTCAGGATCCTGTTCCACCATGCGGATGAT